CGCTCTTGCTGTATAATGTATCAACCTGTAAAAGATCATCAGAACTGGTTTCGTGATTCACAAAGTGGATCATTTGACTGTGTTGATGAGTCTACATATGAAAAATATATGAAGGCATATCAGGCAGAGAAAAAAGCAAAAGAAGACTTTTCTACTTTACAAAATGAAGTGAATGGGTTAAAATCAGATATGAGTGAAATAAAATCACTCTTACTTACGTTAGTACAAAAATCATCATGACAACATCAGCACCTGCACCTGTTGAGAAAGTCTCACAAGACGAGATGCTCAAACAGTTTAAAGATCGATACTCAGCATTAGTCAAAGAGAATCAAGATCTTTCAGCAAAGATCAAAGAAAACGAAGTAACTGCCTTAAAACTTCAAGGAGCAATCGAAACTCTAGAGTATTACGGAGCAGCAACTGAGGAACCAACACCAGAGACAGAAACTCCAGAAACTACTGAATAGTTGAAGGGGGGTCTAGAACCCCCTTCTTTCTATCATAAATACTCTGGAAGCATAATATCCCTTAGAGTTATAACTCAAAAATGGCAAATAGAATTCAGTTAAGAAGAGGTGGTGCTCAGGAATGGGCGAACTCTAACCCAACCCTTGCACAAGGTGAACTTGGCATCGAGCTTGATACTGGTAGGTTCAAGATCGGTGACGGTGTAACCGCATGGAACACTTTGACTTATGAGAGACCTGTTGAATCTACATCTAACACTGCAAATACATTAGTACAAAGGGATGCTGATGGTAACTTCAGTGCAGGTACGATTACATCAACAGTCATAGGTAATGCTTCTACTTCTTCAAGACTTGCTTCAACACGTCAGATCCAGTTATCACAGGATGTTCTTGCCACTGGTGTGTTCGATGGATCACAAAACTTAAACTTAACTGCTTCACTAGCATTACAATCAACACTACCTCACTATGATGGTTCTGCATCTGCTACAGGAACCTATACTAAGGTAACAGTTGATGCTAAAGGTAGAATAACAAATGCTGAAAACCCAACAACACTTGCTGCATATGGATTGAATGGTACAGTAGAAGGATCTTCTGCTCAACCATATGATTTAGACCTTGTAGCAGTTGCAGGTCTCACTACTACAGGTTTGATATCTAGAACCTCTGGTGGTGCAATGTCAACTAGAACTATTGCAGGAACCGCAGGAAGAATATCTGTAAACGATGGTGGTGGTATCAACGGTAACCCAACTATTGATATCATTACAACAACTGTAACACCAGGTAACTATAATACTGAATCCCTGACATCTGTAAACTCTGTAGGAAGTAGTAGTGAACCCTTTGGTACACCTACAGTTAACGCTGTTAAGTTTACCGTAGATGACCGTGGTAGATTGACATCTGCGACAAATGTACCAATCGCTACTGCTGCAGAAGGTAGTAAGTACGCTAGCTACAGTGCAGGTACAACTTACGTTAGATATGACATCATTGCTAACGCATCAAAGGTTTATCAAGCAATCCAAGGAATCGCAGCAGGTAGTGGTGCTCCCACTCATACTAGCGGTGACTCTGGCGGGTGGCGATATCTCGCTGCCGAGGCAACAGAGCAGAAAGGATTGGCTTCATTTGCACAGGAAGATTTCGACGTTGACAGCAACGGGCACGTCACGATCTCCGCCTTAGGAGTTGATAACACTCAACTACAAAATAATAGAATCGGATTTGCTGATGGTAATACAGTAGAGAACTTTGAACTAGATCAAGAACTTACAGCAACATCTGGATACAGAGGATTTAACTATCTTAACTACGTCAAAGTAAACAATACTTCGGGTAGTTTACTTTTCGGTGCTAACAACACAGGAGATAGTGGAAATGGAGAGGTAGATATAAATGTAAAAACATTATTCAGTGATCCAGATTTCATTCTAGATGGTGCTACAGCACAACAGATTGATAAGACTGGTGATGGTGATTTCAATATAGAACTAACACAGAACAGTTCTTCTGCTAGAAACTTTACTGTTGCTTCTACTAACGCAGGATCTGGCACAAGTACATTAACTCTTACTGCAGAAGATGTCGTTGATATTGATGCATCTGCTGCTACTGGTAAAGTTCATATTGAAAATGTAAGAGTTCAAACAAACTATATCGGATCAACAGATTCAACATTACACCTTGACCCAGGTGATGATAGAGCTATTACAGGGTTAGTACGAGTTCACGGAGATTTTCAAGTAGATGGTACGACGACGACAATTAATTCAACAGTTACAACAGTGGATGATCCCATCATTACTCTTGGTGGGGATAGTGCTCCTGCTAGTGATGACAATAAAGATCGTGGTGTTGAGTTCAGATATTACGATAATCAAGCAAGAGTTGGTTTCTTTGGATATGATGACTCATACACCGACCTCGGAGGACACGTCGGAGGATTCACATTTTTACACAACGCCACAAATACTTCAGAGGTCTTTAGTGGAACAGCGTCAGGTATAACTGCAGGTAACTTAAAACTTACAACAAATACAAACTCAGTATCTAATACTACTGGAGACTTAGTAGTTGCAGGTGGTGCAGGTATAGGAGATGATGTTAATATTGGTGGTCTACTAGATGTTGATGGTACATTCAGAGCAAACAGCACATCTAGATTTGATGATAATATTGTTATTCAAGGTGCTTCTAAAACAGTTCAAATCAATAATGGATCTGGAACTACTAAGATTGAGTTCCAATCTACAACTGGTAATGCATCTATTGCAGGTGTAACTGATATTACAGGCAACCTTAACGTTAACACTAACAAGTTTAACGTTGTTGCTGCTTCTGGTAACACAACTATTGCAGGTACACTCGGTGTTACAAACATTGCTACCTTCTCTAATAATATTGATGCTAACGGTGACGTTGCAATATCAGGAAACATACATTCAGAAAGCACAAACGATATTACTACTGCCAAGAACGGAACTACTGGTGCTTGGGAGATTCAATCAAATGATTATGGTGCACTTAGACTTGATGGTGGTGCATACATTGCAGGATCTGCTCTGGTTGATGGAACGTTACACGTTAATGGTCCTCTTGAGATTAAGGATAGTGCGACAGAGACTGAATCTAGATTGAACTGGTTGAGAGTTAGATACAGAGGTCGTTTTGGTGACAGTTATCAAGCATCTCCTTCCTATGCATCTCATAACTTCTCTACCTTGAAAGCTCATGGTGGTGCAGGTATTATGAAATCCCTGTATGTTGGTGCTACTGGATCTAACGAAAGATTTGCTGTTGGTAAACTCAATAGTGGTGATACTGAGAAGTTCACTGTTATTGGTGCAACTGGTAACACAACTATTCAAGGTACATTACTTGTTGAAGATAATGTAAACTTCAATGGCACTCTGGATGTTGACGCAGACTTTGCAGTCAGAAATGGAACGACTGATAAGTTCTTTGTTGATAACGTAACTGGTAATACTAATATTGAAGGTACGCTGACTGCTGATGGTCACACAGAATTAAATAGCACTCTTAATGTTGATAGTAATACAACTCTTGGTGGTACACTGACTGTTGCTAATAACACAGAAATCAATGGCACCTTAGATGTTGATGCAAACTTTGCAGTCAGATCAGGTACAACTGATAAGATGACTGTTGCTTCTTCTACAGGTAACATAGCAACTGATGGTACACTAACAGTTCAAGGTGAAACACAGATCATTGACTCTCTTATTATCAATGCATCTAACGAAGAGTTTGCAGTTCAGAATGGTTCTGGAGTAGATAAGTTTACAGTTGATACTGATAACGGTAATACAATAATCCAAGGTCAAGTAACTGTAGCAGGTGCTACTCAAATCAATAATTCTCTAGGAACGACTGGTGTAAATACCCTAACTAATAATAGCGATCAAACACTGACAGGATCTTATAGTGCTGATGGTGCTATAAGACTTACTGGTGGTGCAGGTATCGGTAAGAATCTTGCTGTAGGGCAAGGATTAAGAGTCTATGGTGCTACTGAACTTACAGGTGCACTAGATCTTAATAACAATGCTGACATATCAGGAACATTAACAGTCTCTGATCAAACCATTGTTAAGGCAGATAACAAGTTCTTCAAAGTTCAAACTGCTGCAGGTGTTGACAAGTTTACAGTTGACACTGATAATGGTAATGTCGTATCACAAGGTGAACTAACTGTAGCAGGTGATGCTGCACTTCAGTCTGACCTTGTAGTCACAGGTAACTTAACAGTCAATGGAACAACAACAACAGTTAACAGCACAGTCACTACTATCGATGACCCTATTATTACTGTTGGTGGTGACACAGCACCCGCGTCTAACGATGGTAAGGATAGGGGTGTGGAGTTTCGCTACTACGACGGTTCTGCTAAAATTGGTTTCTTTGGTTTTGATAGATCAACGCAACAGTTCCAGTTTTTAACAAGTGCAACTAATAGCTCAGAAGTATTAAGTGGTACCGATGGTGCATTAAGGGTTGGATCTCTTAATGTAACTGGTGCAGGTACATCCGTAGATATCGATAATAACTTAAATGTTGATGGTACAGCAACAGTAGATGGACAGATTATATCTCAAGTATCATCTGGACCTGCTCTTGTTATTCCTACAACTGATAAAATCAATAATCTTAACGCAGACTTACTAGATGGTATGACAACTGCGACTGCTGCAACAGTCTCTACAGTTGTAAATCGTGACTCATCTGGTGACTTTGCTGCTAATCAAATCACTGCTGCTAGTGGCACAGGATCTGGTGCAGGTTTCTTAGGTAACGCATCTACTGCTGATGCATGGAAGACTGCTAGAACATTTACCCTTGCAGGTGTTGTTCAAGGTTCTGTATCTGTAGATGGTAGTTCTGCTCCAACTATTAACACAACATTTGTTGATGCTGATAGCACTGGTCTTGCTGCTATGTCTGGAACTGGTTATGTTGTAAGGACAGGAACTGGAACTTATGCACAAAGAACATTTGCTGTTACAGCGTCGTCAGGTATTACACTAACAAATGCTGATGGTGTTTCTGGTGCTACTACAATCAACGTTGCTTCTGCTGCAAGTAACTCTGCTAATAACCTAGTTTTAAGAGACGCATCTGGTAACTTTGCTGCAGGAACTATTACTGCAAACCTTACTGGACAAGTTTCTAGTATTGCAAACCATGATACTGACGCACTATCTGAAGGATCAACAAATCTATATTTCACTAATGAAAGAGTAGATGATAGAATCAATGCTCTTATCACAGCAAGCACTGGTATTACTAAAGTTTATGATGACACTGCTAATACATATACACTATCCGTAACACAGTCAGATATTAATACTGACAATGTAACTGAAGGATCAAGCAACTTGTTCACTACTGCTGCTCGATCAAGGACACACTTTACTTACGGAACAGGTATTGCGTTGTCTGGTAGTGGTGAACTTTCTGTTACTCAATCTCAAATCAATACTGATAGTGTAACTGAGGGATCAACAAATCTATTCACGACTGCTGCAAGAACAAGAACACACTTCACATATGGTACAGGTATTGAACTAAGTGCAGGTGGTGCACTTTCTGTAACTCAAGGAGATATCAATACTGATAATATTGCAGAAGGTTCAAGCAAACTATTCTTTACTAATGCTAGGGCAGACGCAAGAGTTGCTGCTGCAACTGGTGCAAACTTAGATCTATCCAGTAAATCTACAACAAATCTATCTGAAGGTACAAATCAATACTATACAGAAGCAAGAGTTCAAGCAAAACTTGACAATGCATTTGAACAGTTAAGTGCAATGTTAAACAACCTTGCTTCAGCAACTACACTTACACTAGGACTTAGTGGAGATCCAACACCAGGTGCAGTTGTTACAACAGGAGTTAGTGTTGGTGGTGGCGGGGGATTCACAGGAGCAACAGCAGTTGCTACCTCTGGAGGAACTGGATCTGGATTGACTGTTAATACTACAGTTGATTCTGATGGAAATATTACTGCTGCAGCAGTAAACGCAGGTGGTTCTGACTATCTGATTACCGATACTGTTACAATCACTAATGCTAATGCAGGTAAAGTTCTTACATTGAACTTAGCAACATTATCTGGTGGAACAGGTTATACATCTGCAACTGGAGTCGCAGTTACTGGAGGATCTGGTTCTTCTATGACTGCTGACATTACAGCATCTGGTGGTGCTATCACTAACGTAACAGTTAATAATGGTGGAACTGATTTTGCTGCAGGTGAGACTATAACCATTACTAATGCTAACGCATCTGGTATTAAGACTGTAGGAAACTTTGGTGCAACTGATTCATCAAGAACTGCAGGAACTTACACCTTAGGCACATCTGATTATAGCACTCAAAACTCTGGTGCTAATGCAACATTCACTATTGTAATCGGCACTGGTGGAACTGTTGATTCTGTTAGCGTCACAGATGATGGTAGTGGATTCATTGCCAATGAGACTGTCACAGTTGCTGATGCTCAACTTGGCGGTGGTGGTGGAGCTGCTCTTACATTCGATGTAACAGCGATCCATGGTAATGGTGCAACAGTTAATATTGCTACCGTTGCAACAAACGCAACTCTAACTCTTACTGACATCACAACGATGGAAGTTGGAGCAACAGTTACTGGTGCTACTTCTGGTACCACAGGTGTTATCACTGCTCTTGGAACTAACCAAGTCACTGTTAATACTGTTGACGGATTCTTCAAGAAAGGAGAAGTCGTCAGTGCTAATGATGTTTCTACTTTGACAATCTCCTCATTCAGTTAATAAGTTATGTCTACTACTAGACCCGCAAGTAAAACAGAACTAAAGAACTATGCTCTTCGCAGACTAGGATATCCTACGATAGATATCAACGTTGCGACTGAACAACTTGATGATTTAGTGGAAGAAGCTATTGACTTTTATCAGGAATACCATTACAATGGTAGTTATAAAACCTTTATGAAAATAGAGGTTACTGATGCAATCAAGACTGCTGCAACAGGATTTACAACTGTATCAGGAACTCCATGGTCTGAGATGGACAACTATGTCGATCTTCCGCCTGGAACTCTAGGAGTGAACCATGTATATTCTCAGATCGGTGCTTCTAGTATCGTACCTGGAAATATTTTCAATATTAAGTATCAAATCTTTTTGAATGATATCTATGCTATGACGCATGGACACATTCTACATTACTTCTTAACTTCACAGTATCTTGAAACTCTTGATTGGGTTACCAACTCACAAAGAGATCGTAGAGTAAGATTTAATGAACATCAAGGTAGATTATATCTTGATATGGATTGGGCAGATTTACAAGCAGGTGATTTCATATTAGTTGAAATATCACTCAGACAAGATCCCACAACTTACACAACTATGTTTAATGACAACTGGTTGAAGGATTATGTAGAAGCTCTATTTCAACAGCAATGGGGAAGAAACCTAAGTAAGTATGATGGCATTCAAATGCTTGGTGGTGTCACCTTAAATGGTAGACAAATCTTAGAAGATGCTAGTCAGTTCAAGAAAGATCTTGAAGAGACACTTCGTACAACATACGAACTTCCACCTTTAGACTTGATAGGATAACATGGCAATTTCCAACACACCTGCTCAAGATTACGTTCAGTCTGATTATACGAGCAGTGCTCGTTTCAGAGCAAACGGTTCTGCTCAAGAACAAAAGACCATTGAAAACCTTATCGTAGAAACCATTGAAATTTACGGCCAAGATATTTACTACGTTCCAAGAACGATTGTCAACAAAGATACGGTCTTTGGAGAGGACTCGGATACGAAATTTGAGAGCGCGAAAGCTATCCGAGCATATGTCAATAATGTTGAAGGATGGGAAGGACAAGGTGAGTTACTTAGCAAATTTGGAGTCCGTATCGAAGACAAAACAACTTTTATATTCTCCCGTGACAAATTTAAAGAACATGTGGACGACTCTACGGTCCTTAACGTCGAAGGAAGACCAAACGAAGGGGACTTAATCTGGTTTCCAGTAACTAAACACCTATTCCAAATTATGTTTGTAGAGGCAGAAAAACCCTTCTATCAACTAGGAAAAGGATATGTGTGGGAATGTCAGTGTGAACTATTCGAGTACAGCGACGAGGAGATCGATACTGGTATTGCAGATCTAGATGCTATAGAAACTGCATTTGCAAATGCGATTACAGTTGGTCTTGTAGCAGGTGGATCTGGTACATTTACAGCAGGTGAAACTGTAACTGGTGGTACATCTAATGTTACTGCTGAAGTTAAATCGTTTGATTCTGCTACTAGAACTTTGATTGTCATAAATCGTTCTGGTACATTCTCAGTTCCTGAGACTTTAACTGGAGGTACATCTAGTGCGTCTTGGACAACTGCTACATATAACACAATACAGAATACTAACTCAGAGTACGATCAGAACAATGACTTTGAGACTGCCGACAATGACATAATCGATTTCTCAGAGACCAACCCATTCGGCACGGTTGGATCTGTTACTGACGGTACAATCTAATGTTAGGAAATTATTCATACCACGAAATATTCAGAAAGACTATTGTGTCTTTTGGTACACTGTTCAATAATATTGAGCTCAGAAGGCAAGATGAGGTTATGAAAGTACCTCTTGCCTATGGTCCTAAAGATAAGTTTTTAGCACGTTTAGATCAGGTGCCTGATCCTACAAACAAACGGGTACAGATTACTTTACCCCGTATAGGATTTGAGATATCAGGTGTATCTTATGATCCTACTAGAAAAGTAGCACCTACACAAAAAATAAAAATACCAAGCACATCAACAAAGAACAAACAGATGTTCATGCCTGTGCCATATAATATTAGTTTTGAGTTAGCAATCATATCAAAAAATCAGGATGATGGTCTACAAATACTAGAGCAGATATTACCAGTATTTCAACCACATTATAATCTATCAATCAAGTTAGTTCCTTCTATGAATGAGACAAAGGACGTTCCTATTGTCTTACAAAATATTGATTACGAAGATTCTTACGAGGGAGACTTCGCAACAAGAAGAGCAATCATATA